AAGGCAAATGATGCTGAATTCTCGTTCGGTTCTCCATCATATTGGAGAAAGTATTTGGGAACAAATTCTAACTATATTTTTGGTGGATCTCAACCATCTGGTATTGTAACAACTGCATATACTTCGGGAACTTTTACTCTTAGATCAGATGAAGAGTGGGGTCAAGAAGCAGAAGGTGTTGCTTTTGGTGCAATTGGAAATCTGAACAGTCAACTAAGTGGTGGTTTAAACTATGATGGAACATCAGATTTAACTGCTTCTGGTTCTTTAAGTGCAGGATTAAGTGGTCTCACTTCTGGATATGATTTATTTGACACTGAAAACTTTAATGTAGATTTCATTCTTATGGGATCTGCCGCATATCCAAAAGAAAATGCACAAGCACTTGCAAATAAGTGTATTGCAATTGCTGAGGCAAGACAGGATGCGATTGCATTCATCTCACCATATAGAGGTTCTGCAATTACTGATACTACGGTAGACACTGAAGTAAATATTAGATCTGATTCTGATATTACAGATAATGTTGTTAGTTTCTATTCCCCAATCACATCTTCATCTTATGCAGTTTTTGATAGTGGTTATAAGTATATGTTTGATAGGTTCTCAAATACCTTCAGATATGTACCATTGAATGGTGATATTGCTGGAACTTGTGCTAGAACTGATTCTATTTTGTTTCCATGGTTCTCTCCAGCAGGCACAAATAGAGGTGCGATTCTAAACGCAGTCAAACTAGCATATAATCCAAATAAAACTCAAAGAGATAAACTTTATACAAATAGAGTTAATCCCGTAGTCTTCTCACCTGGTGCTGGAATTGTACTTTTCGGTGATAAGACTGGATTTGGAAAATCATCTGCATTTGATCGTATTAATGTTCGCAGATTGTTTATCTATCTCGCAGATTCAATTTCTGCAGCAGCAAAAGATCAACTCTTTGAATTTAATGATGAAATTACAAGAACCAATTTTGTAAACATTGTAGAACCATTTCTGCGTGATGTTCAAGCAAAGAGAGGTATCTTTGACTTTGTAGTTATTTGTGATGAAACAAATAACACTGCTGCTGTTATAGATAACAATGAATTTATAGCAGATATTTACATCAAACCAACAAGGTCTATCAACTTTATTGGTCTTACATTTGTTGCCACCAGAACTGGCGTTTCATTTGAAGAAGTTATTGGTAACGTTTAATTTAGAGGTTTAAAAAACAATGGCACGTCAACAAGTAAACACTTTACCATTAAGAACTATTAGTGATTTTAAAAGTAAATTAAAAGGTGGTGGTGCAAGACCCAATCTGTTTGAAGTGGAATTAACTTTCCCCTCAGGAGTTGGTGTTCAGAGTGAAAATGAAGTTATTGAAAATGCAAGATTTCTTGTAAAAGCAGCTGCATTACCTGCTTCTACAGTAGCACCTATTGATATTCCATTTAGGGGAAGAATCTTAAAGATCGCAGGTGACAGAACCTTCGAAACATGGACTATTACAGTTCTCAATGATACATCATTCAACATTAGATCAGCATTTGAAAAATGGATGAATTATATCAATAAACTTGATAATGGAACTGGTGAAACTGATCCAGCACTTTATCAAGTAGATGCTAAAGTTCATCAACTCAATAGAGACGGTGGAACTTTAAGGAAATACATCTTTAAAGATGTGTTCCCAACCAATATTTCTGCTATCGATTTAAGTTATGAAACTACCGACACCATTCAGGAGTTTACAGTAGAAATGCAAGTCCATTATTGGGAAGCGTATACTGGAAATGCTCCAGAATCTGGTGGTGAAGACATAAGCTAAATAATAAAATAACAGTTTAAGTCAGTTTATACTATGGCAAAACTTTTTGGTTTTTCTATTGAAGATGCGGATAAAAAATCCAAAACTATTGTCTCCCCCGTCCCTCAAAATAATGAGGACGGGGTTGATAATTATATTTCTAGTGGATTTTATGGTTCCTACGTAGATATTGAAGGTCAATATAGAACAGAATTTGATTTAATTAGAAGATATAGAGAAATGTCTCTCCATCCAGAATGTGATGGTGCTATAGAGGATGTTGTAAATGAAGCAATTGTAAGTGATCTTTATGATTCTCCAATTGAAATTGAATTGTCAAACTTAAATGCAACCGATAAATTAAAGAAAGCAATCAGAGAAGAATTTAAATATATCAAAGAACTTTTAGATTTTGATAAAAAGTCACATGAAATTTTTAGAAATTGGTATGTCGATGGTCGATTATATTACCACAAAGTCATTGATCTAAAAAAACCTCAAGAAGGTATAAAAGAACTGAGGTATATTGATCCAATGAAAATGCGGTTTGTCCGCCAAGAAAAGAAAAAAGATAAGAATGATATTTCTGTCATTCGTCCAGCAAGTGGAAAAGATAATAACAATAACTCAATAGCACCGGAGATTGAGGAATACTTCTTATATACTCCAAAAGCACAATACCCAACAAATACTTATAGTAGTTCCGGACAATCAAAAGGAACTAGAATTGCAAAAGATGCAATTACATATTGTACTTCTGGGCTAGTCGATAGGAATAAAGGATCCGTTCTTTCATATCTCCATAAGGCAATTAAGTCACTCAATCAACTTCGTATGATTGAAGATTCTTTAGTTATCTATAGATTATCAAGGGCACCAGAACGTCGCATTTTCTACATTGATGTTGGTAATCTTCCAAAAGTTAAAGCAGAGCAATATTTACGTGATGTTATGATGCGATATCGTAACAAACTTGTATATGATGCAAACACAGGAGAAGTTCGTGATGATCGTAAGTTTATGTCGATGATGGAAGATTTTTGGCTTCCTAGAAGAGAAGGTGGTAGAGGAACTGAAATCACAACTCTTCCTGGTGGACAAAATCTTGGTGAACTTGCGGACATTGAATATTTCCAGAAAAAACTCTACAGATCATTAGGAGTTCCTGAGTCTAGAATTGCTTCCGATGGTGGATTTAATCTAGGACGTTCTTCTGAAATTTTGAGAGATGAACTTAAGTTTGCAAAATTTGTTGGACGTTTGAGAAAAAGATTTGCTCAAATGTTTAATGATATGTTGAAAACGCAACTTATCTTAAAAAATATTGTATCGGTAGAAGATTGGGATAAAATTTCCGATCATATTCAATATGATTTCTTATATGACAATCAATTTGCAGAACTTAAAGAAACTGAGATGCTCAACGAACGTCTTGGTGTTCTTGCAACAATTGAACCTTATATTGGGAAGTATTATTCTACTCAATGGGTTCGTAGCAAAGTTCTTCGACAAACTGATGCAGAAATGATTGAAATGGATGAGCAAATAGAAAAAGAAATTAAAGATGGTATCATTCCAGATCCCAGTTCAATTGATCCAATTACTGGGGAACCTTTACCACAAGAAGGTGAGCAAGGAATGATGGGAGACGTTCCTATGGAACCAGAAATAAATGGTGGAATCACTAGTGCTGATGGTAAAGCTGCTGAGATATAAATATAAAATATAGATATATTAAATTTTCATGGAAGAAATTGTAAATTTGATTGGTGCAGATGTTTCTGCGTCCGATATTAGTGACAGAATTAAAGATGTTTTGTATGCAAAGGCATCGGAACGTATTGATGGTATTAGACCAGTTGTAGGTGCATCCATGTTTGATGATCATCAACCAGAGGAACAAGAATAATGACAAGAACTTTATTAGTTGGAATTGGATCTGAAGTTGCACTTAATAGTCAAACTAATTTGGATAATGCAACTGTAGTTAGAGTATTTAATAATTCTGGTGCAGATGCAACTGTTAGTGTTGCAAAAAGTAGCACTGGTGGATACATTAGTACTGCCACTGTAACTCTTCCAGCAGATCGTATTGAATTTTTTGAAAAAGGTGCTCAGGATGTAATTTCTGCATCGGCATCAACAGTAGTAGGTTTCAAGGTAGGATTCACAGGTTAATAAAATGAAACTCATCACAGAAGAAATTTCAAACGTTAAGATTATCACCGAAGGTAAAGGTGCCGGTAAGAAACTTTATATTGAAGGAGTTTTTCTTCAG